GCGTTCAGGAAAAACAGCACCTTGGTCGCGGAGAGGGCGACGCCGATTATGACGTCGCAGTCGCCCTGTGTGTCGGGTGCTGCGTCAGTGATCTGGCCGTTGTCGGTGCCCTCTGCCACATACACGTAGCCTCCTGGGGTGGCGTCCGTGTAGCCGCTGACCACGGGGTTAGGGGATACGGCTATGACGTCCCCCACGGCGCCGTCCGACAGGGCAACTAGCCTGCCCTGGATGGCGGTACCTACGGTGGCCAGAGCTCGCTTCCATCCTGAGCTGTAGCCCAGGACGTCGCCCCTGACACATGCGCCGGCCAGGGTGACGGTGGGGGCTTCTGGACCCACATTGGAGTTTTCGATTACCCTGTTCTTCCCTGGGTCTGCAAATGCCATTATTCACTCCTCCGGAGGGGAGCGGAGATTTTGTTTCTATGCTCCGCCCCACTCCTGTTTTTTCGCTGCGCGCAAATTAGTCGTTCTTGATGCCGATCAGAGCGGCTGCCTTGACGGTGCTAAACAGCGCCAGGGAGACGTACCACTTGATCCGGGTACGGTCGGCGTTCTTGGTTTCCATGGCGCCGATGGGTTGAACCTGCATCAGGCCAGGGCCGGAGACGCCACACAGGCCGGCCTCTCCGAACTGGAACGCGTACATGCTGGCGCAGCTGCCGGCCGTCAAGCTGAGCTCGTAATCGTAGGGGTCGGTGGCGAGCTGGTGGGTGTCGAGCATGAAGTCGTTTATGGCGATCGGGATGCCGTTGTAGAGCTGGACGAAGTCCCCCAGCTTACCGGTGCCGACTTCAAGGTTGCTGCCGTTTGCCCTGGCGAGGGCGTTGATCTTGCGCCTGGTTCTGCGGCTCATCATCAGGAGATCGGGCTTGCCGCCCTTGATGCGGTCAATGAGCTCGTCGACCTTACTGAGGGTGAGGGTGGCGCCGGCCTGTGCCGTAGCCATCGACACGACCTGCGGGTTAGGCGTTGCCGGGTCGGTGGTGGTATCGATGATCTTGACCAGGCCGTCGAACTGGTTGGCGTCCGCGGAGGTGTCGCCGTAGATGAACTTCTCCTCCACCTCGTGCCGGATGGCCTTGGCGGTGATCTCGATCACGGCTGCCTCGATGTCCTGGATGTTGGACCTGGTCTGCTTGATGTAGTCGTCGACGTCGGCGTTCTGCCCCACTATCTTCAGCGTGGCGGTCTGCTGGCTGAAGTCGGGGGTGGGTGAAGTGACCCAGTCGTCGTTGACGGCATGCCACTCGGCAGATGGGAGGGTTCCCTCCCTGTTGTAGGTCAGAGCGTTGCCCACAATCTCGATAAACGGCAAGCCCTGGAGCAACGGGGAGTCCTTGATGGTCTCCTCAATGACGCCCACAAGCAGGGCGTCATTGGAGAGCTTGGCTGCTTCTGCTAGGCTTATTGCCATACTTACTGCTCCTTCCTGGCCTGGTTAAGGCCGTAGTTGATTTTCTCGCGGGTGCTCATAGCCGATAGGTCGGCGGCCTGGCGCTGCGGGGATCCTGCCGGCACGGAGGTCAGCTCGGCGAGCGCCTGAGCTTGGCTCTCCAGGCTCTCCTTGACCTTCCCCACCAGGGCGGTAGCGTGCTCGGCGGACTGCTTGATCTCGTCGATGGTGGCGCCCTGGATAAGGTTGTCGGAGAACACGGAGTTGGAAGCGACGACCAGGGCTCGGTATTCTCCGATCGCTGCGTCCCGTTCCTGGGTAAGCGTGTCTACCTGGCCGGCTTGGCTTGCGGCCTGCTCCTTGGCCTGCTCGGTTTCGGCTTTGAGCGTGACTGCTTCGTCACCTTTGGCCTGGACGTCGGCCTCAAGCGAAGCGACGCGCTGCGTAAGCTCTTGCTTGTCCTTCTCATGAAGGACCATGGCTTCCCCCACAGCCGTTTCAGTCCTTGCCTTCTCGGCTTCGAGCTCGGCTTTGAGGGCGTCGAACTCTTCCTGGGTGACGGTCTGGTTCTCGGTGTTCTGGTCTTCGTTGCCATTTGGCATTGAATCCTCCTTAGACAGTTTTCAGCTCTCAGTGTTCAGCTTTCAGTGTTGGACTGACGGCTGACCGCTGTAGGCTGATGGCTCTATTCGGGAATCTCCATCTCCGCGGCTACGCTTCTCTCTCTCTCGCCGCCACGGGTAGACTTCGATCTATATTCCTGATTCATCTCCAGGATGCGCCCCCTCTCCTCAAGCCACTTCTGGAACTCTGCCTCGGGGTCGCGTATGCCCATCTCGTCCATGGCCGTCCTCCTGGAGTGGACGCCTGACTGGACAAGCAGCTGCTCGTTCTGGGCTTCCCTGGCTTTATCCTGGGGAAGTACTGCCCCCCAGATGATGCGGTGGACAACCTGGGTGAGATCCTCCCTGTTGAACTGCTGGTGAAGCCTGAGCACCATCTCGTTTCTTCGCTTGTAGGTGGAGGTGCGGATGGTGCGCTTCCTGCGTACCTTCTGGAGTAGGCTTTGCAGCTCCACTTCCAGGGCTACGCCTGATAGCTCCCTCTCGATGCCTCCGTAGGCTGCCCGGGGGGCCTCTGAGATGTCATGGAGGCAGCGGTAGATCATGTCAATGAAATCAATGTGCAGCCTTATGCCTCCGCCCTGCAGTAGGTCAAGCAGGTAGGCCTTGGCCTCCTCGGGTATGGTCCAGACGGCGCCAGGCTGCACTTTTATGTCCTCAGCGGATTCGACGCCCTCCAGTACTGCGATGGGGTTGCCTGATACCTCAAGGATGCGTGAGAGCTGCGTGAGCGCCCTGTTGAGCTCTCGCTGCGACTGCTTAAGGCCGGGGATATCCGACGTGCCCCAGAAGTGCTTCGGGTCGCGCAAGTTGGGGAATATGACGAAGGGAATGAACTTGTAGGGGTTGGGCTTGGCCTCGATGCGGTCGTTATCCAGGTAGAGATCCAGCGTCTTGTCGGTCCACAGCTCGGTGATGGTGGCTGTTTTCTTGGTGATGGCTTTCTTGTACAGTTGTGCTACTTCCTCATCGGTGAGGGTGTATCGGGAGGCGACGCGCCATATCTTGCTGAGATCATCGCCTAGCCACCAGGCAAAGAGGCCGTTTACGTCCGGGGAAGTCACCCGGATGCGCTTCTCCTGGTTATCCCAGGTGACCTTGTAGGCTGCGTCTCCCAGGATAGCGGCGTCTACCTCGGTCTCGTAGTCGAGCTCCTGCAGGTTGTTGGCCTGGTAGACCTGGTAAACGGTGTGCTCGGCTTTGTGGGCTGTGCTCTTGGCCGGCTCCGATTCGTCCAGGGGGTCGCAGGCGAAGTTGAGGCCTTGCATCAGGTAGCTGGTGAGCTTGTCGACGGCGATCTTGGCATAGTTGAACACGAGCTGGCGGTGCGTGGACCTCTCGGCCCACTGCTCGCCGTTGTAGAAGTCGAGGTTGGCCTTGTAGGTGCTGAACCTGGATTTGTCCAGCTGGGCGAGGGATTGCGGGGTAAACTCAGTCATTTCGTACTCCGCCGAGCGCCTTGCGCGGGATGAGGTCCTTAGATGCCTGGACAAGCAGGGCAAGGCTTATGAGGTGGTCGTCGTGGCCTTCTGAGGGCTCGACAAAGAAGTTGAGCGTCTGGTTGGGGCGGTAGACGGATTTGGCCTTCTGGAGCTGGTGTAGCGTGTCCTGGTACTCGGGGGATCCGTCCTGGCGGTAGAGCTTCAATCTCCCGGAGTTGATAGCGGCCAGCAGGTCAAAGCCTGCTTCGGACTTGGAAGATTGGGAGAACTTGAAGGGTTGCACCTTTGGGCCCAGCGCCTTTCGTATAAAAGCCGTGATGGGCTCTCCGATGCCGGTAGCGTCGCAGACTACCCGGGCGCACGGCCACACGTTCTTGATTATGTCAACCAGTTGTGGGTAGAGGTCGGAGTGCTTGACACCGACCCAGGAATAGGTCTCGACGACCTTCAGGGTTGGCTGCTGGTTAAGGGCGTCGGTGGGGGGGTGTATCAGCTCGGCGATGGTGGCGACGGTGGCGTCTCTCCCAGGGCGGGTGAGAACTTCGTCCTCGAGCTGCTCCTCCTCGCCGGCGAAGTCGATGCCGGCGATGTAGGTTTTGCCTGGCTGGTGGCGTCGACGTCGGGCATGGGTTCCGATGATCTGAGCGAGCTGCTGGGGGGATAGGAAGCGGCCGCCTCCTTTGATGGGTTGTAGCGCGTACTGGGTGCGGAATAGGGGATGATCCTCCCCGAGGCGGTCGCGTTCGGACTCGACGAAGGCGCCGTAGTTGGGGTTGTGCTTGGCCACCTCCTGCCAGTCGAAAGCGAAGTGGCGCTTGACGCCGTCTTTCTTCTGTAGCTCAAGGTTGGT